TTAACAGCATCCGCATCTTTCTTAGCAGATTCTACTGCTGCAGCTAATTCCGTCTTTTCAGACTCAAGCACAGCAATACGCTCGGACAATGAACCGATAACAGCTACGAGGTCTTCGCTGCTCATTTCAGTTGATTGTTCTTCACGTTCAATTTCGGCAACCATACCATCCTCGCCTACTACGACTTTGGTAACACCATCTTCTAACAGGTACTCACCTGCAGGTACTGGCACTGGATTACCTTCAGCATCCATTGTGTAGATATCTACACCTACTACCCACTCATTAGCGGTAGAATAGATTTTAGTACCATCAGACAAAGTGCCTTCTACTGCAAACTTCACTTCCGTTGCCGGTGCTTCTGTTGCTGTAGTTTCCTCTTCGAACTTGATACCAACAGTTGAAGGATCAATGCCGTACTTATTGAAAACGGATTTGATTTGTTCTTTAATGTTTGACATTTGTTGGATATTTGGGTATAGTAGACAAAACCCCTTTTTGTTACATCCAACATTTTGTTTATCTTAGCCGTATAAATATTTACCGATAAGTATGAAAACAACACCAACAACATTAGTGCATAAAGTATCTGCACGATTGACGGAAAAACAATTTAAAGCTGTGCAAAAAGCAGCGAAGGCTAACAAGATGAACGTAGCGGAATACATCCGTGCTTGCGTCTTGTAATTTGATAGAGGGTTAGATAAAAAAGAAGGGCCACGTTTGGCCCTTTTTTTTGCTTTGAAATTTAAAAAACCTTAAACCAGAAATTATGAGAGAATAAAACGCACTTCAAATATCAGATGTTTTTCAATATTCCATCTATCTCAAGCAACAATTCTGCTTCATAGTTTTTAACACCTGCCATTGCCACACCTACTTCATTAAAGAAGCCTTCAATGCTGTAGCCTTTTACCTTGCCTTCCTTTACATCATTCCATACGTGGTCTTCATCTACTTTAGTGCCGATAAACCAAGTACCATCAGGCAGTTCGGGCAGTCCTAACTGCATCGATTTATCTTGCTTACCTTCCTTTAGCCATGATTCAACAACAGTCACACCTGTTACTGGTATCTCATGTTGCAAATTGGTGGTGTGTTGCAGATTCTTTTTGAAAAACTGATGCGCAATAGCCTGCACTGTTGCCTTTTCAAAGTACACATAGTACGGTTCACCTTTGTCATCATACCGCAGTATCTCTTTATCCGGTATTAATGCAGGACCATATAACATTCTACGTTCTTCATTGACTGCACTTAGCTGTTGCTTGCTTAGTGCAATCCAATTTTCTTCAATTGCAGGTGCATCAACAAGTCCCATTGCCGTGATGCCCAAACGACCTTCCTCATCAATCACACACTTTACTACTTTTCTTTTTTCCATGATTCAAATTTATATTTAAAGTTAACCTATTCGAGCTAAATCTGCAACGTTCTCACGTGTTTCTGCTGCACTGGCAACATCACTTGCAAGTACATAGGCACGTGGTGTTATTTGTTCTTGCCTTTGATCTAAGAAGGATGCTGCAAGTGGATTGAACTGCGCAGGCTGTGAACCTCCTCCACTATCACCGGGCAGGTTTGGTACTGAATCGTTATTGCCACCTCCACCTGGTTGCCCTCCACCTTGAAACTGCTGTTGTGCAATAGTGGCTACGTTAGCAAGACCTGCCGCGATAGCCGCACCTGCTGCAATGAATGGCTGTGCAGGAAAAAGAACTGTTGTTGGGTTAGCAGATGCTGCATAAAATATTGCATTCGCTGCTTTATACGTATCAACTGTTGCTTGCGCAATACTCAATGCCTTCTGAACTTTAAACGCAGCCTTTGCCCTTCGCTCATCACCTTTAGCAAATGCAGCAACAAGTCCATTGATTGCACCTAATGCATCCGATGTAGCCTGCAACTTTGCATCTTGCACCGCGAACTCGTTTGCTTTTCTTTTTTCAGCAGAATCTTGTTCTTGTTGTTCTAATGCTGCCTTATATGCAGCGTCAACTTCAAGTGTACTTTGACCTGCCTGTATTGCTTTTTCTCTAAGGTCTAAATACTTCTTATCAATAGCAATAATATCCAGTTCATCCTGTGTAAGATTAGCAGCGTCCTGTTCAGCACGTAGTGCAATTATTGCAGCATTGTAGTCTTCTTCCGCTTTCTTTCTTTTTGCTGCTTCTGCTTCAGCTGCTGCAGTCTTTTTCTTTTCCGCTTCTTGAAACTCTTTTAGATTTTCCTCATACAGCTGATTGACTAAATCACTTACTTCCTTTTCCGCTTTTAATTGTTCTTCATTAGCCTTTTCTTGTGCAGTTTTTCTATCCGCTGCTGCTTTTTGAGCTGCTGACTTTCTATCGGATATGGCTTTATCTTCCGCTGATTTTCTATCTGCTTCTGCTTTTTCTTCTGCAGATTTTCTATCATCAATTGCCTTTTGATCTATTTGATTAATCGATAGTTGAAAGCCTGCCTGTTGGTTTTCTAATTGCGTTAATATTTTCTTTTGTTCATTTACTGCTTTATCACCTTCTTTGGCTACTTCTGCAGGGTTAAAAACAAGTGTGCTTAAAGTCTGATTTAATTTGTCACGCTGGTTTCCAATACTCGCAAATGTTTCATCACTAATCACACCTACCTTATTTAGCGCAGATGTTATTGTATCAACTGTACCTAATAATAATTGTAAAGGCAAGGTCAAAAATTGAATAATGCCACTTACTATTTTGCGGTTTCTTTCAGCAGCATCTATCTGCTGTTGCCTTTGAATTTCCAGTGTGGCAATTACTGTCTTTTGGTCAAGTATTGCCTGATTAGCCTGCGCTACTTTTAACTGCAATATCTCACGCTCTGTCTTGCCTTGCAGTCTAAGTATATTTTCCTGATCATTAATAAAATTCAGCTGCTCCTTTGATTGTGCAGCGCGTTGCTTTTGAATTTCTAACTGCTTTAATTCCGCATCAGTAACACCATCAATCAGGGTTAATAATTCTTCAGCATACGCAATAGCAGCAACAATGGCTGCACCAATTAAGAATATCGGGTTAGTAAGTAACGCCTTACCAATAGATGCAAATGCACTGCCTATACCTTTAATTCCATTCGCTATATCACCAGGCTTGATTTGCGTAATATTCTTAGCAAGCAATTTTGCTCCTTCTGCTGCACCGGTGAAATCTAAATTTGCAATACGCGATGTCACAAGTCCAAGCGAACCACCTACTCTTTCAAACGCACCACCTGCCTGTGTACCTACTGCTTCAGCTGCATCTTGAATTTTATCTTTAAGCTCACCTGCTGCTTGCGAAAGTTCTCTATATTTTGCACTATCAGGTTCGGTCGCTGCAAGTTGTGCCTGTAATTCACGCAGCTGTACCTTCAATGATTTGCTTGATGCTGCTACGTTTTCTTCAGCAGCCGCCACTTGATTAAGTGACTGCGCACCTTGTGCTACTGAATCCGATGTAGCGTTAATCTGCGTGTTCAGTTCCTTGAGGTTCTGCTCACTTTCAGCTGTGTCAATTACAAACTTCCTTACAATAGGCTCTGCCATTAGTCAATGATTTTATATAATAAGTAAATAATGCCCGATAACAAAAATGCACGCCATGCATAAAGCGTAATACGCCACATTACACGCTGCCATTTGCGTAGTGCATAGTTGTGCTTTTGATTTGGTGCTATACCCAACTGGATGTAGCGCATTGAGTTTTTAATTGAATCCATTATGCTATTGTACTTTGTTGGTATTGTATTGAGGCAGTTACTATAAATGTATCTGTACCTACACCTAAGCCTGTCACTTGTAAATTTACACGATGCTGCGTTGGATCAGTAGCAGTGTCAATATCAAAAGTAAAAGTATATGCAGTGGCGTTCTGTTCATCCAATGTAATAACACCTATCTTTTGCGCTGCACCTGCAAACTTGCTTAACTGAAATACATACTGACCAGTGCAGATATTATTAGCACTATCAACTATGGTAGCCTTCATCAAACATGACCATACACTATCATCAGGTATTTCAATGTACGATGCTGTCACACCTTCCACTAACAAGTCCCATATTTGGCTATCTACCCACGCATCTTTGTAGTGTAGTATCACATCACCACTTTGTGCCCATCCTTTTTCTGCAGATGACGTATTACCATTTTTCCATCCTCCACCTAAGTGAATACCGGGCAACTTAGTGTAAACGTTTTTGCCAAGTAGATTGCTACCACTTACTGCTGCATCTAACTCTAATCTGTTACCAACTGCAAGCATATTGCTGTTGCCTGTTGCAATGGTCACATCATTACCTGTGATGACTGAATTTAGTACACTACGATTTTGCAAAGCTGCAGTAGTTGGTCGTGGTGATGGGTTAGTTGGTGTGCCTGATGTTGGTGTATTTGGTCTATCACCTGTTGGAGTAAATGCCCAACATATCGCATTCACTTCATCCCAATTATAGCCATAGCGCACACAGCAATCTTGAGTAGATGCCACAGGATCACCATTCGCATCTTCAAAGTTTACTTCACCATTGATGCTAACTGATACAGGTGTGCTAAAACAATCTTCCTGATCATCCAAAAATTTGAGCAGTGTAACCTTAGTGCTTTCCTGTAACCCTACTTTGTAGTCATTGATTTCAAGTATTCTCCAGTATGTATCTTGTATCCACACCTTATCACTAAAACTAAAGGTGAGTACATCCTTTAAATCAAGCGCAAAGAATGCTTCCATGATTCGCGCATCAGGATTGTACAAGCTATTCATGTAGCTTCGCCAGTACGTGTTGAATAAGTTGTTAAATGGATTAGTGACAATCGTATGTGGTGGTACTTCAGGTGCAAAGTTTAAATCCTCATCATCAATATCCGCATTGATTACGCTATAATGATTAAGCGTACTAACGTTAGTAGTAACTACTGCACTGGTATTGTCATTATACAAGGCAAGTGGATAGCTACCTGCTTCATATAAGCAGTGTGGTCCAGGTGCTTTGAACTTTAATGAGGAATCAAAGAACATCGGTATGACATATCCGCTACCATTGACTACACCTGCAGGTAGTGAGCGTGTAACAAGCTGAATCTTTTGGTCACCTATTGCAAAGTCCGATGGTGCTGTATCAGGATTGATGGTATAACCTGCTACCTCATAATCACCATAGACGCGATTGACATTTTTATACTGCTGACTAAAGATGTCTTCACCTGTTGTATAGCTGAATTGAAACTTACCACGTTGTAAGTCTACTGTGCTACTCAACACGATGTCTTTTGATGTATCAAGTTTACCTGTCCAGTCCAATACATCACCACTACCTAAGTAGCTATTTTGTGGCACTACATACAGCACGTTTGGTTTGCTTCTATCTGGTACGATTGCGCAGTTATGCATCTTGATTACATCGGTCACAAAGTCTATCTGCTTCATGTCCGGTGCATTCAGATTGTAGTAAATGCTTTGATTGAAATTAAATTCTGTTTGTACAAGTTGAAATAAACTTGCATTATATGTACCATCACCTGCTATAAGTGTAACTGTTGCAGATGTTTGATTAGCTATTCTAAATTGTACACTACTTCCTGCGTCAATTCCTATTCGATAAGTAACATCAATAACTTGTGTACCTGTATTCACAAAGAAGTTATCAATGAATATCTGTACTCCATCAATGTATAAATACAAAAATATATTTGTACCTGTGCTTACAGTTACATGAGGGGTTAAGCGAAAGGTATAATAACCATCCGTAGGAGTAGTATACGTATAAGTTGCAGGATTGAAATCACCACCATTATCAAAAACTTCTGTGTTAAGTGGTATAAGAGTAGGTGTAATATTGAAAGTTAGTGGCGCACTATTGTATGCACTCCATAGATTATCGTTAAATGAATCACTACCAACAATGCGCTGGCTATTCAACCACGGCATCCAGTAATTGCTTAGTATATTTTCAAGCGTACCTGCAACAAGTGTAAAGCCTGCTTCGTTTACTATCTGCTCAAACAGATACCACCAACTAAGCGCAGGTGTTAAATCCGCTGCCCATACTGGTGTTGCATTAGTAGTAAGTGAGCGTGTGTTAATCTCACCACCTTCACTCCATAACTGACCACGATCGCAAATAGTCCAAATGCGTGTGGCACTTGAGTTGGTTACATTTTGATACTGTACTATTTCATCTAAGGTGGTAAGGTCAGCAATATCCGCTAACTTCTTCTCACCAATGTTACGTACAAGGTCAGGTGTTTCCGCATAGAACGCTATCTCAACTTCATTGATGCGGTTAAGTGTACGATACACTTTGCGCACACGTACATAGCCAGTAGATATTGGTAGCGTATCAACTCGTATTTCAGCAGGTAACTTATAGTGAAAATAGTTAGCACTACCTGCAGTTACATTCACATCAAATAGCGCACCTAATGCAAGTTGATTGTTTTCGCTGTATGGTATTCTGAACTCACGTGTGAAAGCACCTTGCGCAGTGAAGTTAGATAGGTCTTGAAACTTCCAATTCTGTGATATGCTTTCGTTTTCAAATAAGTCAAGATAGTTTTGTGTGGTGGTATCAACTAAGGTACTTATACGCGCAGTTGCAGTAACTGGTATTGGACTTAGGTTTGTAAAGTCAAGACCAACATCTGTTGTTATATCACCGGTCAAAGAATCAAATGAAGTAACAACACACGTTTCAACAAGACCTCCTATGCTTGGATCCATCGCAATAATAGTCCCTATTGTAAAATAGCTATTTGATGGTACAGGGTTACTAATCGCGGTTGCGCTGTTGATGTTCCAACTTGTTTGACCAACAAAATAACTTGGATCAATTGTCCACAGGCCGTTATCTATGTACTCTGTTGCACCAACAGTAACTATTAATTGTACTTCACCTTGCATCTTATGTCCAGTATTCGTTTGCTATTCTTACTTTCAATGTGAGGTTGTATAACTTACCATCACGTGTCTTCTTTTCAGTGTAGTTAGTATCATCTAACTTCACAGGTATCTGCACTGCCTTACCTGCATCGGTAGTTAGCCATGTCACTTGATTGCTTACAAGTAGTGAACGCAAAAAAGTAAATTCGTTTTCACTGATGTAATCACTTGTTATGCTTAACACCTGTTGCATCAGATTCCTTCTATCCTGCAACCCTCTATCGTTAGCACTAAACACGGCTGTTGTACCATTGAACAATACCTTTCGATATGTCTTGCGCTCTATTTCATCTGTAAATTCACTGCGCTTTGTGAAGTTGAAGTAGTCCCATCCACCACGCGAGTTAACCCAACCCAATCTTATCTTATCATTGTGGCAATCGGTTTGACCATAAACAGCTGCGTTATAAAATACGTAGTTGATACTGCGATTTGTACTGGCATTTTTGATGACCACTTGGTACAACCTCCAGTTAGGATAAAGCGAAGGCTTAACCGTTAACCCTGTCCAATCATTTAGGTTAGCAGGGTACACAGGCAATGCTTCAATATCGTAGCCATTTAGCGCAATAGTCTGTGATGCTGGTACGCCTGTGCTTGAGAAAATATTGATCTGTATATTGAGCGCATTGTTGTTACTCAAGTATGTACTATTGCCCGGTATACAAAGCAGTCCATAATCACTTTCGTAAGCAGGTATCCACGTGCTTGTACTATTTGGCACAGCACTAAATCCCCATGTTTGCGCTAATCGAAATACGTGTGTATCTGTTTTGCGGTCACTCATGGCAAGGCTTGTACTGCTCGTTAGCGACTGCTTTACTTTTTGTGAACCTGTTTCTACGTTAGGCTTGTATCCATCAATGACTTGAAAGTATCCATTCACTACGAGCTTTTCATTCACCACTACTTCACTACCTTCTGCTTCAGTTAGCACACCACCAACTATCCACCATTCACTAAGTGTTACGTTCACTGCTCTTTTGCTTTGATCATCTTCAGTGTTATCGGTACTAAAGTGATAATCTAAAGGCTCATAATTGCGCATATCATCTAACAGCGGTGCAAGGTCGAAGTATAATTTATCATCAGGTGCAGCAGGTACATAAAAGTTGTACACCTTACCATCAATATCTACTTCTATTCCGTAGCGAAAACCAGTGTTCGCTGTCTCTGTGCTTGTCGCAATTATCATTAACTTCTGACCACGCAATGCCCATGCATACGGTTCATCATTTATCGTTATAGCCATTTATCTTTTGTTTAGCAGTAATCTATTTTCAACTCCTTTGATATACCCTTCAATCAGTTTATCCGCGTATTCGGGCCATGTATCTTCAATTGCTTCCGTGTAATAGTTGATGCCTTGTATACCCTTCTCACCTATGCTTTTTGCAATAGCAATAGCTGCACTTTTAATTGCTGATTCTGTTGACTTGATAAACTGCCCTTGCTTATTGCGTAGCTTCAAAGGTTTGATGCGTATCCA